ATGGGTTGCCCATGCGCTTCGTGGTAATCCAATACCCGAATCTCGCCATGCACCACCTGAAACCACCAAATAGCGGTGGCATCGTTGTAGCCCAAATCCCATGCTGTATGTACAGGAAACATGGTATCGCACTCGACTTTGGTAATACGCCCAGCATCGGTTAATAAACGCATCTCCGTGCCGTATATAGCACCCAGTATGGCAGCTTCAAAGCTACATTCAAACTCTTGCTGAAACTGGTCAATGCTCATAGATTTAAGGGCATCATCCAATTCAGCTTGGGGTAATATTTTGGTTTTACTAGCCCGTAAGACGGTGCTATACCATTCATCCTTGTTTAGCGTGGCGTATTGGTATATGTCGTAAAAGGTGTTGTGGCCCTTTGGTGTACCAATAAAGGTAGCCCAGCCCTGCCTATCAGCCAATAGGGGTCGGATAACCTCGCCCCATATCTTTGGCTTCATGTCGGCATATTCGTCAAGAACTACGCCATCTAGGTATAAACCCCTAAGTGCGTCAGGATTGTCTGCACCAAACAAACGAATTCTAGCCCCGTTGAATAACTCGACCCACAATTCAGAGATATTGTGCTTAATCCGTGCAGGCTCACTAAACTGCATAAGGTAATCAAAAGCAATAGACTTAGCTTGGGCATAATACGGGGCAATATACGCATATCGGGCGTTCTCCTTCGTTTCGGTCAAGGCTCGCCAAAGAATATCGTTAATACAAGCTACAGTCTTGCCAGCCCTTCGGTGAGCAATAATAACAGCCCAGCGTTGGGTTCTATCGTGAAAGTCTAGGAATACATCCCTAGGCTTATACAGTTCAATATTGAGGTCTGTATATTCGATTACTTCTTCCATGTAACCACATATCGAATGGGTTTTTCTTCGCTACCAGTATGCTCAGTACGGGCTAGTTTAGGTACATGGTATTCAGCCACTTGCATAAAGCAGTCAAATGCGTGTTTAGGGCCGTATTTGGGGTCATCAGCAATGGCTTCTAGCCACTCTTGTAACTTATGGCTATTACCATCAACAAACCGTGCTATGGCTTCTCTAGCCAATGCGGTGCTTTTATTGGGGCTTCCTGCTGGTCTGCCTGCCCCTTTGGGATTATTTTTTAATTGTTTATTAACCATACTACCTCAAGTGATTGATTTAGTTAGGGTAAATTCTAATACTAAAACTAAGTTTACGCCATATCCTTTGCAAACTTATTAAAGTGTTTCATCAATGCAGCTTTACGCTTTTCACGCTTATCTTGGTTCTTTTCTAGCGTGGTCTGTTTGTGCGGTTGCAACAAAGAGTTCTTAGGTTTAATCTTTTCTTTTTTAAACATTACATATCCTTCATAGCGTCAGAGATTATTTGTCTGCGGGGCTTTTTAGCAGTTTTAGCAGCATCTTTAAAGTCTTGGGCGGTTGGTGCGCCTTTAGCCCCAGCCTTTTTCATCTTTTCGCCTGAACCAGCTTTAATGCGTTCACGCTTAGCGTGTATGTTTGCGTATAGTCCGTTTTTCATTAGCAACTCCATCTCGCTCTTGCTGCTTTTCCTCGTTCCCCAGTCCAGCCCTTAGACCTTGCACAGAAACTATCATGGCGTGGCCCACTAGATTGGGGGGCTTGTAAATTTGCGTTGTTCTTACGATTGTAGGCGGCTCGGCCTTTAGCCGTCATACCCGCACCTTCTTCTACGGATAAGTAGTTGCGACCTTTGCCCTTTGTGGTTTTAGGTATGGGCTTATCGTGCTTATCCATTGCAGCACGGATTTGGTCACGCCTACTCATGCTTTTTCTTCAATGTATTTAGCGTAAGCATCTTCCAATTTGGCTTTGCGGTTGCCTTTAGAGTATTTACGCTCGGTGGCAAGAGCAATAGCCACGGCTTGTTTCTTTGGTTTGCCAGCTTCCATCTCTTTTTTGATGTTTTTACCGACCGCTTCTTTGCTGCCTGATTTAACGAGTGGCATAAAATATCCTTTTATTTCAAAAACTTAAGTTTATAAGTAGTTGTATTGATAAGGTCTGCAATCTCATCAATCAGGTTTTGTAGTTCGCTGTCTTGCGGTAAATCTTGGCGGGCATCTGCCACAAAGTTTTGTAGGGATTCTAGGTATTTAACTGGGTCTTTTGGCTGGTGGTAAACGCTTGGAAATGCGGTAAATTTGCCGTATTTGCCCATATAGGCTTCAGCAAAACTGTCGGTTAGTTCCACAATGCCATCGTAATATTCGCCTAATGCGGTGTGCTTGGAAAAGCTGTCCGTAGTCCAATGAAAAAAATGCGTATTAGTCGCAGAATGTAGCAATGTTGCTAGAAACAGGGCGCAATTTTCCATAGAAACTCCTTTACATACCTCATTATATTAGGTTTTTTGCAAAATCCACACCGACCAATAAGGGTAAGCGTTAAAAAAGTTCTCGTCTTTATCCTCTGTTGGCTTGTATTTAGAGTTAACAAATTTGTTATATGCTTCCACATCAAACATAAATCCGTGCTTATGAAATAGTCTGTACCAATACTCAATCGGTTGAATGTTCACATGGGTCGGGTCGCCCATATACATTTCTTTGGTTTCCCCGTCTTTTACGGCATCTAAACAAATAAACGCTCGACCAGTTTTCTTTAAAATTCTTGAAAATTCATGCAAAATGGCATCCATTTGGTCTTGCGGAATATGCTCTAAGACTTGGGCGGTATGCACCAAATCAACGCTTTCCGTTAGGGCTGGGGTGTCAGCGATTGAGCCACAAACCAGTTCGTTAGCATAATACCCAAATTGGGTACGACCCAACCCAATCATGGATTCATTTAAATCTACCCCTAAAACTCGCATATTCAGCTTATGGAAACCTTTTAGGATTGAGCCACACGCACACCCAGCATCAACGACAAAGCCGTCACGGGGCGTTTTACAGGCTTCTACGACCATTTTGGCGTATTCCTCTTGCCAGTAGCCATGCCCAAGATAATCAAGACCAGCATCTTTATGCTCGTCATAGTAATCTTGGTTGTATTCGGTGACTTTAAGATTGGTCAGCAACACGGACTAATCCAATCGCTCGTAGTGCGGCTTCGGGGCTATCCACACGGCTAAGTGGCCCACCCTTCCAGTTAGCAATAAACTTTAGTTGGTCTTTGGTGTATTTGGCTTTTGCGTCACGCTTGACTTCCATCAAGATGGTTTCACCGTTGTAGCACACCATTAAATCAGGGATTCCTCTACCTACCATTGACAAAATATAGACATCAGCCCCTGCTTTTCTAAGGGTTTCTACTATTTCTGTTTGGTTTACATCAACCTTACGGGCGTATGGCATTGATTATTAACAATTTTCGGTTAAGATAAGCTAACTTTATCATAGTCAAGGCTATATATGGGTCAAAATCAATACGGATATTTTCTTAGCGATGAAGAATTTATAGCAAAGTGGCATGAATACCCAAGCCCTGCCGCTTTTTCAAAAGTAACAGGGGTCAATGTACGCAACATCATGGCTCGTAGGCGGTCGATTGAAGTAAGACACAAGATTAAACTAGATACCGACCCTGTTTACAAACAAAACAGAATTAAAGAATTAGCGGAAGTCGCAAAAATTGAGCGAGAAAAACGAGAAGAAAAGCTAAAAGAGCGTTTAGAAGCAACGCAACATAGCGTTAGGCGTGGCATGGAGATGGAAGAAGGGCGTGTCATTATCTTTTCCGATGCTCACTTTACCGAAAGCACAACCACCTCATTTAAAGCCTTAATTAAGTTTATTGAGTATTTCAAGCCAAAAGCCATTATCTGTAACGGTGATGCTTTTGACGGGGCTGTATTGAGCCGTTTTCCCAAGATTAACTACGACCGTCAACCAAGCGTATTAGACGAACTAAACTACTGTAAAACCCATTTAGAAGCCATTGAAAAAGTGCGCCCAGCAGGGGCTAAACTGATTTGGACTTTGGGTAACCACGATATGCGTTATGAAGCTGCATTAGTAGCCCGTGCGCCTGAGTTTTCGGGGGTTGATGGATTTAACCTTAAATACCACTTTCCCAACTGGGAAACTTGTTGGTCGTTTTGGGTTAATGACGATACTGTAATTAAACACAGGCATAAGGGTGGTCGATACGCTGGCTATCAAAATGTACAAGCAAGTTTCTGTAATATTTTTACTGGGCATACCCATGTGTTGACTTGTAGCCCAATATCGACTTTTGACCAAAAGACTTATTGGGGTGTGCAAACTGGCACATTAGCCGACCCAAATGACGAATCTTTTTCCTATACTGAAGATAACGCTAAAGATTGGCGGCAAGGTTTTATCATGGCTTCTTGGGAGCGTGGTAGGTTATTAATGCCTGAAATGATTATGGCTTGTGGTGAGGATGAAGTCGAGTTTCGTGGGGAAATATTGCAAGTATGAAGCTAACGCCCAAGATTATTGAAAACATTTACGCCATGCTGTATTGCGTAGAGCCGTTTTCGTCTTGGGATTTACCCTTACCTGAAGAAATTAAGTTTGTCGTAGATAGCGACCCTGAAGCAATGGGTACATACCTTTATGACGATGGCGAAAAACACGCCCATACCATTACTATTTCCGATGCTCGTTGTGGGCATTTAGATACGGTTATAAGGACTATGGCACATGAAATGATTCATGCAAGTCGGTGGAATAC